GTTATAACTTCAGGTTGAACGACTGCTGGATTATCGACACCAATTATTCCGCCATTAGAATTAGCCATGGTTAGACCTCATTCCATTGCAGATTAGTAGCATCCCATTCGTAATTGGTTGTAACTATTGGATCACCAGTGTAGGTTTCTCCTAGCCATTTTTGATTATCTTCATCCCAAGATGTATGAACTATATTGGAATCAATTTCTGTAATTGTTGGGTAGGTAACTGGTGCCTGCCAATCATCATTAGAATCTAATGACCAAGAAGGGTAAGGTTGTGGTTTAATAAATTTATCTTTTGATGAATCAAAAGTATCGCCAATACCTGCATATTGCTTTCTAAAATTATTATTGTATGAAGTTTGTTTCCAAGCAGTACCACCTGTTGAATGTGGAACGATAGATGCTACAAATGTTTCTGCCTCAGAAGATAATTCTCCTCCGTTAGCTTCTACATCATCGTTGGATATTACTATTACTCGTAATACTTCGTTGCTTGAATTAAGTTCTGCAAAGTGAGCCATATTTGTACTCCTTAAGCATCATCTAAGATTTCACCTGAAATAACATACTCCAAGTCTGAATCGGCTGAAGCAGTTAATCTAAGTAAATCTGTTTCGTCTAAATAAACTTGTGAATTTTTATCAATTACTACTAAAGTTGCGTCTGCTGGAACTGATACGGTTGAAGCTATTTTGTAATAATTTGAACCATTATCAACTGAAACTTCTATTGTAATATCAGCAGCGTTTGTTCCATCTACATTAGAGATAATAATTGTATTAACTTTCTGAACTTTATCAGCAGCTACATCAATTACATCTGTAGGTGAAGTAGTAACTGCACCTGCTATTGTAAAAGGAAGAACGCTTGAAACATTTACTAAATTTGGTGTTGCCATAATATTTTCCTAATTTTATCCGAAAACCAAAGCCATTGCTATAGCTTTACCTGTTGTTGCTATACTTGCATTATCTAAAGTAATACTTGATGCAACGTTTAAATCGGTAAAAGCATTTACGACATTCGCTCCTGCTCCTCCGCCATCAGAATAAACAACTGCAACTGAGCCATTCGCTATGGTTACACTTGTACCTGAACCTTGTTTAACTGTTATGGATTGACCGCCAGTTGTAGCATTTTCTACAATCCATATTTTAGAAACATCATTTGGGGCTAAAGTTAAATTTCTAGTAGCTGTTAAAGATACTCCTGAAGTAACTTTAAAATATAAACTACGAGCAGGATCGGTTGCTCCGTCTGCTATGGTTGTTGTAGCATCTGCATCAGAACCAAAAGATGCTTCAGTTCCATAACTAAAAGCCTCTGCTATAAGTTCTAAATTAGTATTGGTACTTGTTCCCCAAGTTCCTGACTCATCACCTGTAGCAATTTCCTTGAGTCTTAAATCATTTCCATAAGTTGCCATAATATTTTCCTATAATAAGTTATGCTGCTATTTCTGTCCAATTTGGATTTTGTTGTGTTGGTGGTGTTATACCCCATACATTTACTTTTTCTGTTTCACCTGTTGCTTCTAATCCTGTTACATTTATATCAGCATTTGCTTGAACTACAATTGTTCCAATGTTTATAGTTCCTAAAAGACTATTAACAAAAACTATATTTTCTGTTTGTGTAGTAACACTTGCTAGTGTACCTGTAGTAGAAACTCCTGTTGGTAATATAACAGCACCACAAGTTACTGTTTCATCTCCCACATTTAGTGTAGATGCTACAGCAGAAACACCATTAACTGCATCTGCTACAACACCAGCCGTACCTGTTGCTGAAGTTCCTTCTATTCCTGTAACAGATAAATTAGCATCTGCAATAACTGTTTCATCTCCTAATCCAGAAGTTGTTGCAATACCTGTTGGCAATATATTAGCTTTTGCAATAACTGTTTCATTGCCTAATGCTGAAGTTGCACTTAAACCAGTTACAGATACATTAGCATCTGCAATAACTGTTTCATCTCCTAGTGTAGTTGTACCAGCTACACCAGTTAAAATTACAGGAGCAGCTTCACCCCATGCACCTGAATCCCAGGTATCTCTACCCCATCCTGTAATATTTGCCATATTAGGCTATTCTAATAATTGCGTTTGATGCGTCTGCTACTGGAAATTGAATAGTAAAATCACCATTGGTAGAAGTTTTATCTCCACCAAAATCTAATACTGCAACTGCTGGATCACCAGCTTCTGTGTCATTGTAGATTAAACAACCTCTAGCAGTAATTGTTGCACTAGAAAAAGTTAAATCAGCAAAATCAGTAAATGCAGTAGTACCTGATGATGTTGGAGTTACATTAGTTAATGTACCACCACCAGCAGAATAACCAGTTCCTGATGCTTCATTACTTACTGTATATGCTGTAGTAGCAGCACCTAAAGTTGCACTACTTGTATATAAAGCAAGTTTAAAAGTATCACCTGTTGAGTTTGTAAAATCGTGTGTGCCTGTTAGTAATTCAACTTTAAACGAGGTACACATAGCTTGAGTAATTGCCATTATAATCTCCTAATAATATTAGCCATATCTTTATGACCTTGTTTTTCTAAAATACCAGCTACAGAAGCACGATCACTAGCTATAGCTTGTTTCATGTATAATAAAACAACTGTTTGTATATCTTTTTTAAATGCTTCTGCCTGTGCTTTAATCATAGGATCAGCACCATCACTTATACTAACAAGTTTTTCTACTATTCTTTGAGTCCAATATTCAGGACTTAAACCTTTATTTTCTGTTGTTTCTACTTTTACAGTGCCTATTGTAGGACTTACATCTACACTAAACATTATGTTCTTTGCACTCTAACAACATCATCTCTGTAATCATCTACAGTATTATCTCCTTCACCAAGATTTTTTAATCTAGCTAATGCTTCTAAAAATCTTTGTTGATATAAACTAATTAAATCTGGTTCACCTTTCATATAAATATATGCTTCTAATAATGATCCATATAACATAGCATTAACTGCATTTTCTGATAACCATGTAGTTCCACTATCAGAGCCTGCTGTTAATGATACAGGTCTATAAAAATAATGTAATTCCATAGTATAACTATCATTAGGCGTAGGACCTAATATAAAATTATTATCATCAAATATTGCATAATGTTTTGGAACACTTGTGCTTGTAGCACTAGGATATGCTTCTCTAATAAAATTTACATCTTTAAATAATAAAAATGTTTGTGATCCGCTAACAGTAACACTTAATGAAAAATTGTCTAAAAAATCTGTAGGTGTTGCAAGATATTGATTTCCATCTGAAGTTTGTCCAGTTACATTTTTTCTAAATACAGGAAGTTGAACAGATTTTAAAATACGTTCTTCTGTTTGTTGAATAAATGTAGGCAAATCAGCAACAAACTGACTTTCAGTATTTTGCGTATAGTCTTGTATTAAACTTTTAAGTTCTGCGTATGTCATTTTAATCTGTTGTTATAGTTACTTTACCAATATTACCTTGCATTACAATACCAATTCCTGTAACAGGATCAAATCCATAATAAGATGTTGAACTTTTTTCTCCTGAATCTGTTCTAGGATTATACAATGCTTGTGGGTCTGATGTTTGTAATTGACCAACTCTATATTGAGGTTGATCTGGATCAAAACAACTGTAACATACTCTTAAACCATTTCTTACTTCATCTTGAACTTCGTATTTTAATTGTGCAAGTTTATAAGTAAAACCACATCTATCGCATATGCCAAGTGCTTTTGAACCTTTTGCGTACATTAGTAATTAGTATAAACACTGCTATCAGGAACAAATTTAACTGATGCTCTTTCTCTATTAGCATCACTGACTTCATTCCAAAGCTCATCATATCGCATTTTAATCATAGGTATTCTTTGCAATGCTTCTGGTGATTTACAAGCAATGTTATAAGCTAAAGCATAAGTAAGGCATGGTAAATATTGTGCTGGTACATCAGCATTATTAGAAGCAGGATCACCTGCATCTTCTATTCTTTTAATATAGTCATAAACTAAAGTATAAGTTTGTGCACTATCTGGTGTAGACCAAACTACAAGATTAATTCCTGATGTGCCTTTATCTACATAAAACTGTGTAGGTTTAGCTTGTGTAAGTTTTTTAGCTTGATGATTATATTGTGTTCTAGATATTCTATTTAATGTTTGGTCAAATTGATTAGATGTATCACCTGCATCTGTTCTTATAAAAGCATCAACTACTTCTAATGCACTTGTATCAGCAGCATAAGAAGATGTTCCTGCAACTAATGTAATAGTATCTTGTTCAATCTTCCAAAGATTTAAACCTTTATTTTGCCATTCAAGAAAAATTAAATTTAATGCTCGTTTAGCTGTACGATATTCATAACCAGAACGCATAACAAGACCACAAAGCTCATAGGCTTCTTCCATGATATCTGATAAATCTAAATTAAATGTAGTTGTTCCGCTTGTTGCCATTTATTTTTTCCTTTTTTTACCTGCTTTTTGCAAAGCTATAGCCACTGCTTGTTTACGAGGTTTACCTTCTTTTATAAGCATAGATATATTATCGCTTATTTTTTTTCTTGATCTTCCTTTTTTTAACGGCATATTTTTTTTTCGTTGCAGGTGCTTTTTTAGTTATAACACCAAAGTTAGCTCTAGTCATTACCATTTAACACTTCCATCTTCTACGAGCCTGTCTAATTCTAGAGTTAGGATCATTTCTTGTTTTAGCTGAACTTCTCTTTAATTGACCAAGTGATCTTGCACAATAAGACTTTCTGCGTTTTGCAGCTTTACTACCTTTTTTTACTTTACCAGTAACAGCAGTTTTTAATTTAGAACCAGGATTTAATCTTCTATAGGCTTTTACACCAGCTTCAGTCATACCAGCACCAGACTTAGTAGGTCTAAAGTTTTTTTTATTCCTAGCAGGCATTTTAGCCTTCTTTCTTATAGGCATAGAAAATATTTAAATAATAAAAAAGTTTACTGGTTTATGTTTTACCGCCAAACTTTTTATACATCATGTCTTTAAAGTTTTCTATTTTGGTACCCATACCATCTTTCATGTTACGCATTTCAGTTTTTTTACCCATGTTTTTTTTCATTACACCAGTTTTTTGACCGCCTTTCATAACTTTGGTTTTTCTACCGCCCATTTTTTTCATATCTCGCATAATTTTCTCCTGCTTAATATTTGTGAGTTAAATTGTTCATTATTATAATTTTTATAATAACCTTTTTTAAAAATATTATCAGATGCTTTTACTAATATATCTAATCTTTGAATAAATATCTGATAGTAATCATCTTCAAATAATCCTTGAAATTCTTCTTGTTCAGTTGCAAATTTTATTTCAGTATCAGGATGCGAACCCATTACATATAAATTATATTTATTTGCTTTTTGATTAAGTAAATTAATTCTTGTATCTACTTCATCTGCGGTAATATTTTCATAATCATCACCACAATAAATAATTACATCATAACTATCATCAAAATTTATAATGTAATCCATAAGGTCTGACCACATATCACACTCACTTATAACAACATTTACTTTGTTATTATCCCAAGTTTTTTTTGCGTGTGGACAAGCAGGAAGATTATTAAATTTTTCCTGCGGATTTTCTAATACAGTGCGACTCCATTGACGAAGTTCATTCATCAATAGAGTCTTATCTAACACTATTTTTTCTTAACTGTTTTTTTCTTAGCTACAGTTTTTTTCTTAGCTGGTGATTTTTTTACAGTTTTCTTTTTAACAGGTTTCTTACCAGAAACATATGCTTCATTTATATCTGGAGTTGATGGATCATCTGCTTTAAATGTGCCATCTTCTTTTTTAGCTCTTTTTGTGATACCAGATAATTCAGCGTGTTTTCTTTGGGCATCCTCCAAATCAGGGTCTGGTCCAAAAACAACTCTGTAAATACCATCTTCGCTTTCCTCTAAAACATTATATTGTGGAGGAAAGTTTCCATTTTCTGCAATTATATATTTCATAATAATACCTTTTTATGCGTGGAACGCTGTAATACTGGTAAATATTGTAGTACCTGCTGTATATGGAATATAAATTCCATCTATAAATACTACACCTTCACCAGGAATGGTTACATCTCTTTCAGCAGTTGCACTAGCTACAGTTCCTAACTGCAATTTAGTTGTACCACTTTCTCCAGCATCTGAACTATCTCTAAAAGAAACAGTTCCTGCTGTAGAAGAATTAACTATAAAAGCACCTTTAAGTCGTGAACGACCTGCAAATATAACTGCTATAGCAGATGTATTCATACCAGCCGTAACTGCACCAGCAGTAGCGTCATCTACTGCTATTTGAGTTACTGTCTTAAAATGTTTCGTGCTTGTTGCTGCTGCTGTATCAGCACCAGTTACTGCTTCAGTAATTGTAAAACCATTAACATCTGTTCCTGTTATTGTAAATGTTCTAGCTTGATCATCTCCTGCTGAAGTAATTGTTACTTGTCTAGCAGAATTAAAAGTAGCAACACCACCAGAGGCTTTTGCACCATTAATGGTTAAATTACCTGCACCTGATGGTGTTTGAGATTGGCTGATGCTATCTGCATCTAGTGCATCAGTATCAGCCTCAATGAATACTGCTTGAACATCTGTTGCTGATGTTAAACTCATAGTATTCTCCTATTAAGCAATAGTTGCTA